GCTTGAATTTGGTGCTGGACTTCCGGCACAGAATCCGGCGAACATTCCGGGTGTTGGAACTGGTACTTACGGTACGCATGGAAACGAACCGGGATGGTGGTACATGGATTTACAGGGTGTTTGGCACTATTCAAGTGGTACGTCTCCGAAGATGCCTATGTATAATGCCGGGAAAGAATTAAAAGAGAAAGTTGTGAAAATTGCGAGGGAGGTGTTCAAGTAATGTCATTTGAATGGAATACATTTTACACACACTTTGAGAAAAAAATGAAAAAAGAATATCCCAAATGCAAGGTCGGGAGGTATATTACTCCAAAGCAAGCAGATTTCCCATATTGCGATGTTGCCTTGAGTGATATATCCGGTGGAAATTATGATTTGGAAGGTAACGAGGGTTCGCAGACACCAATGATTACCATATCGGCATATGCAACCGGAAGTCTTGCGGATAACACTTGCTATTCGATTTGCAGTAAGGCGAAAGAAATTATGCTTAAGTATGGTTGGAAGTGCAAAGCCGGTCCGTTGCCTGCTGCAAATGCAGCAGACCCAAACGTAAGCCGGTGGGTTGCAAGATTTCAACGCATTTATGCAGATGGAGATGAGATAAAAGAGACAAATTAAAATGGTCCCGACATAAATGTCGGGAGCAGATAAATGAAACCAAGGAGCCTAATGGCTCTTATTTTTATGCACCGAACACGCACTCGAGACGTGTTCGCTGACCGCGTTAGATAGCGGTAGAAAGGAAAATATTATGGCAGAAGCAGAAAAAAAAGCGGTAAACACGATTGGAACTACTTTGGAAGTAAGCGAAGATGGAACGACATGGTCAAAGTTATGCAAGATCAAGTCTTACCCGGCATTAGGTGGAGCACCGGATCAGTTAGAGACAACAGATCTGGAAGATGAATCTCAAACCTTTGTTCCTGGTGTACAGTCCATGGATGCTATGGAATTTACAGCAAATTACACTTTAGCAGCTTATACAACAGTAAAAGCAAAAGCAGGAAAAGCATTAAAGTACCGTTTGAAGATGGGAAAAGATGGAGTAGATGGCGTAGCCACATGGGATGGACAACATGCAGTTTACATCAATGAGGGCGAGGTAAATGGCATCCGTGAGATGACCCTTTCCGTATCACCTTCCACAAAGATTTCAGTCGGCGAAGCAAGCTAAGATTGATTGGAGGAAAATTTTATGGCAACAGTAAAAATCAACAACAAAACATATCAGGTTCCGGAATTAAGTTTTGCACATTCAAGAAGGATGGAGCAAATGGGACTGCCCGTAGAGGGTTTAATTGACAGAAAATATATCTTCACAGCCGTATCGGCATTTACCGCAGTTGTGGCAAATTGTGATGCTGAACAAGCGGATTACTTGGTAGAACAGCACATTATGGGCGGTGGAACACTTGAAGATATTTACAAAGCATATGCAGAAGCGGTACAGAGCAGTGGTTTTTTCAAGAAGCTCCTCGGTCTGGACAAAGCGGAGGAGAAACCGAAGAATACGAAGAAATCTACATTGCAGAAGACGGAACAGAAGTCATTGGAGAGTGGAGAGTAACCTTCTCCAGCCTAATTGATGATGTATGGCTCCCGGCTGCACTGCGAATGGGAATCCCATTGGATGTGTTCTGGGAGCTTAACCCAAAGTACATGTATATGTATCAGGATAACTACATCAAAGAGAAGCAGGAACAATTGAAATTATTGGATGTATCGGCATATTACAATGGCTTATATGTACAACAGGCAATTGCATCCTGCTTCAACAAGCATACGAAATATCCAAAGAAACCACTGTCTCTTGCGAAAAAGGAAAAAACCTTATCGCCAGAAGAAAAGTTTAAACTTTGGATAGAAGAATTTAACAGAAGATTTGATGAAGATAAGGAGTAGGCGTGTCACAGCGTCTATTCTTTTTAACTGGCTATCGCGTAGAAAGGTAGTCACTGACCTTAGAGAACTGTAGGAAGTTGGTGGGAAGTATGGGAGCAGAGATTGATCGTTTAGATATTGCAATTGAAGCACAGGCTACGAAAGCAGTTGCAGCACTGGACACATTAATTAAAAAATTGGATGGTGTAAGTGCGTCCATTGGAAAAATAAACGGAAGTAATCTAGCCGGATTTGCGAATGGCATTGAGCAGATTTCAAAGGCGAGTGCTGGATTATCTGGCGTAAATGCTAATAGCTTCCAGCATCTTGCAAACGGTATAAAAGCAATTAGCGGAATCCCTACCTCTAACATGCTAAAGACCGCACAGAATATTCGTGTTTTAGCATCTGGAATGAATAAATTAGGTGCTGTTTCTCAAAATGCCAAGGATTTAGGAAGCGTAGCTAACAACATATCTAAATTGGGTGGGAAGAACATAGATAAAGCTATTGCGAATATGCCGAGAATTTCAAAGGCATTGAATGAAATGATGTCTACACTATCAAAAGCTCCTGCTGTTAGCGGAAATCTTATTCAGATGACCAATGCAATCGCCAATTTAGCGTCCCAAGGTGCAAGAGCAGGTTCGATTCCAAGTGCGGATAGTGGCGATGCGACTAAGAAAACATCGCTGTTATCAAGAGCATTTAATACACTTACGTCATCCATCGGAAAATCACGCAAAGGATTCAGAAGCTTTTCACAAATAGCAGGGTCGTTCTACGCTAATTTTTTTCTAATCATTCGTGGAGTTAAAGAAGCATGGAAATCTGTAGAGTCCTCAATGAATTTCCTTGAGACTGTAAACTATTTTGAAGTAGCAATGCGTAAATTAGGAGACGATGCAGCTTCAAATTGGCAACAGGCAGGATATGACTCAGCGGAATCTTATGCAAATTCATTTTCTGACAGAGCAAAGCAACTTACAGCCAAAATGACAGGTTACGAAATTGATGTAGATGGTAATGCCACATATACAGGGCAGAAAAATCTCGGAATGAATCCTGATACCGTAATGAATTATCAAGCCATGTTTGCACAGGTATCGGAATCTATTGGTGTGGCAGAAGAAAGTGCTTTGAATTTTTCAAATGCTCTTACTATGCTTGGTACTGACTGGGCATCCTTAAGAAACACTACATTTGAACAGTCTTTTGAAAAGTTTGCATCTGCATTGGCAGGACAGAGCCGTGCAGTTCGTGCTTTTGGTATTGATATTACAAATGCAACATTGCAGGAATATGCATATAGATACGGATTATCTGAATCTGTAAGCGAAATGAATCAAGCAACAAAAGCACAGTTACGTTTGCTTGCTATGTTAGATCAGTCAGAGGTTGCATTTGGTGATTTGGCGAATACGATGAATTCTCCTGCAAATCAGTTGCGAATGTTGCAACAGAATTTTGCCAATTTAGCAAGGACAATCGGGAATCTGTTTTTACCAATCGTAGAAAAGGTATTACCGTATATCAACGGTATGGTAATGGCATTGCAACGCCTATTTGCCTGGATTGGTAGCTTATTGGGTATCGAGTTTAAATCTATAAACTCATCTATAGGTGGAGCAGACAGCGGAATTGAGAACTTTGTTGACAATAC